AACCAAGCCACAGCTGCAGCCTCATCTGCAAGTGCTGCTTCTACTTCTGCATCTAATGCTGCTACAAGTGCTACTGCAGCACAGACTGCTGAAACAAATGCAGAAACTGCAGAGGCTAATGCAGAGACAGCAGAAGCTGGAGCAGAGTTAGCAGAATCTAATGCAAATGCTAGCGCAGCTTTAGCTCAAGATTGGGCTACAAAAACATCTGGGACTGTTGCAGGTGGAGAATACTCAGCTAAATATCATGCACAAGCTGCTAGTACTTCTGCTACAAATGCAGCAAGCTCTGCTTCTAGTGCATCTACATCAGCTACATCAGCTTCAACTAGTGCATCAGCAGCAAGCACTTCTGCAACTAATGCTTCTAACTCAGCTAGTGCAGCCTCAACATCAGCAAGCAATGCTTCAACATCAGCAACTAACGCTGCAAGTTCTGCTACATCTGCTAGTAGTTCTGCAAGTACAGCTAGTACTCAAGCAGGAATAGCTACAACTAAAGCAGGAGAGGCTAGCACATCAGCTTCTAATGCAGCAACATCTGAAACTAATGCCGCATCCAGTGCAAGTGCAGCAAGTACTAGCGCCTCTAATGCAAGTACGTCAGCTACTAACGCAGCTAATTCAGCAACTGCTGCTAGTAACTCAGCTACAAGTGCAAGTGGTAGTGCAAGTAGTGCAGCAACGTCAGCAACAAATGCTGCAGCAAGTGCAACATTAGCAGCTAGTTATACTCCTAGTCAAACAGGAAATGCAGGTAAGTTTCTTACAACTAATGGTAGTGTAACTTCTTGGGGAACAGTTGATGCTTTACCAAGTCAATCTGGAAACTCAGGTAAGTACTTAACTACCAATGGTACAGTAGCTTCTTGGAATACACTAGACACAGATGCTAATAAAACTACTAAAGGTTTATATGAACATAGTAATACTATTTCTGTAAACTATACAATAGCTACAGGAAACAATGCAATGAGTGTAGGACCACTAACTATTAATAGTGGTGTTACAGTTACTGTGCCAAGCGGTTCTAATTGGAAGGTTCTATAATGGCTTCAATAATTAATGCAAGTACAAGTGGCGCTGGTGGCGTCATTACCACAGCAGATGCAAGTGGGGTATTAGAACTGCAATCTGGTGGCACAACTGTAGCAACGATAAGAGCGTCTGGTGTTAATGCTGGTATTCAAGTAGCTGCTAATGCTGCTCCAGCGTTTAGTGCTTATCAAAGCACAGACCAAACAGGATTATCTTCTAATACATATACAAAATGCAATTTCCAAACAGAAGAATTTGATACTAATTCTAATTTTGCTTCTTCAACTTTTACACCTACAGTTGCTGGATATTATCAATTAAATTGGGGTGCCGATTTATATGCTGCTGGTGGCGGAACTGGATTTATTGCAGCCCTATATAAAAACGGTTCTTTATATAAAGCATCTAGTGGATTATTTAGTGGCTCAGCAACAGAGATTCAATCCGTTGGTTCAGCAATTGTTTACATGAATGGCTCAACTGATTATGTTGACGTATATGTAAGAATTGTTGGTGGCTCTGCAAGACAAACGTATTCTGCTATGCCCTATACATTTTTTAATGGCTCTATGATTAGGAGTGCATAATATGACATTATACGAAAAAATAATTACTTTATATCCTGAATTAACTAATGAAGATTTTGTAAAAACAATTATTCTACAAAATGATTCAGATGGTAAAGGTGACTACATAGCAGAATGGAATCATCCTACACTGCCACGTCCAACAGAGGAGCAATTAGCATGAGCGCAATCGTAATCGCTGGGGACACCTCAGGCTCAGTAACACTAGATGCACCAGCAAATGCAGGGACAACCGTATTAACATTGCCAGCTACAAGTGGTACTGTAATGGTGAATGGTCCAGCGTTTAGTGTATCTAGAATAACAACAAATCAATCCATATCTATTGGTGTTTATACAAAAGTTCAGTTTAACAATGTTAGTTACGATACTAACAGTAATTGGGATGCTGCAAATTATAGGTTTATACCTTCAGTCGCTGGATATTATCAATTTAATTTAAATGTAACAAGTGCTTCTTCTGGTGTTATTGCCGTATTTACTACTATTTGGAAAAATGGAACTGAATCGGCATGGGCAACCCTTCAAACATCAGGTGGTCGAAGCACCCCTACTGTATCTACTGTTTTATATATGAACGGAACTACAGATTATGTTGAAGGTTACGGTTTTATAGAGGCTGGAACAAGTCCTGTTTTTCAATCTGGAAATGCACGAACAAGTTTCTCTGGCTGCTTAGTGAGAGGTGCATAATGACACTATATGAAAAAATTATTTCACTTTACCCTGAATTAGCATTGCATGATTTTGCCTCTGGTACTATCCGCTTACAAAACGATAGCGATGGTCGTGGTGACTACATAGCAGAATGGAATCATACTTTGCCTAGACCTACAGATGAACAATTAGGAGCAGTATAATGCCAATAACATTAAACGGCGATAGTGGCATAACCACTCCTACCTACGGTGGCTCAGTAACGGCAGAATACTCTGTCCCTGTAACAGCATTTAAGAATCGTAAATGACAGCTAGAATTTACCTAGTTACCAATAATGTTAATGGCAAGCAATATGTTGGGCAAACAATTACTCAACATAGTAGACATGGGCATGGTCATGCAATGCGTGATGCTTATAAGAAGTATGGATTTAAAAACTTTACTTATGACATTGTTGTAAGTGGTATAGATAAAGACAATTTGTTTTTAGATTATGCTGAAAAGTTTTGGATTGAAGTGATGAATACATTAGCACCTAATGGATATAACCTAGAATCTGGTGGTAAACGTGGGAAAATTGTTCATCATACTCCAAACAAAGGTAAGAAAGCTTCTGAAGAAACTCGTAAGAAAATGTCTGAATCACAGCGTAAACATTGGTCATCTTATGATGTGCATCCACGCAAAGGAAGTCAGCATACTGAAGAATGGAAACAAGCTGCTAGTGAAAGAATGAAAAAACAAGTTCAATCTGAAGAAACTAAACTTAAACGCAGCGAATCAATTAAACAATGGCATAAGAAGCGGAAGGAAATGCAATGCCTATAATTTTGGATGGAAGTCTAGGAATTACAACTCCGACTTATGGGGGTGCTGATACTGCGGAATACATTACACCTGTTGTAGGGATGAAAAATCGTCTGATAAATGGGGCGTGCATGATTGACCAGCGTAATGCTGGGGCTAGTGTTACTCCCGCTAGTTTCTCTTATACATTAGACCGCTGGCGAGCTGTCCAAACTGCTGCTTCAAAGTTTTCTATTCAACAAAATGCAGGTTCAGTAACTCCACCAGTAGGATTTAGTAATTATCTAGGGGTTACATCTTTATCTTCATTCTCTGCAACAAGTGATGTTTTTGCTATTTACCAGTCAATTGAAGGTTTCAATACTTCTGATTTGGCATTTGGAACAGCCAATGCATCATCTGTTACAATATCGTTTTGGGTTCGTTCATCGCTAACTGGAACATTTGGCGGTGCAATTAAAAATAGTGCTGGTAATAGATGTTATCCGTTTGCTTATACAATTTCATCCGCAAACACTTGGGAACAAAAATCAGTAAATATTGCTGGAGATACAACTGGCACTTGGCTAACAACCAATGGTATTGGTATTTCTGTTGTGTTTGGATTAGGTGTTGGTGCTTCTTCTAGTGCAACTGCAAATTCTTGGACTTCATCAGATGTTTGGTCAGCAACAGGCGCAACCTCAGTAGTCGGCACTAACGGTGCTACTTTCTACATCACAGGCGTTCAACTAGAAAAAGGCTCTACAGCTACATCCTTTGACTATAGACCTTATGGTACAGAGTTAGTGTTATGCCAACGATATTTTGAAGCAGTTCCTACTGTTGTTAATGCTTCAGGAGGATTATTTCAAAACAACTTTTATAAAGTAAATAAGCGGACAGCACCAACATTGGCATTGGTATTTGGCTCTATTTCTCCAGCGACTTTAAATAGTAGAGATGTTAATTATTTTACAATAGATGGATTAGCTACTTCAAATGCAGTAGTGTCTGTAACAGCAACAGCGGAACTATAATTTATGTATAAACTAATTAAAGATAGTCTTACCAATACCGTAAATTCTGTACAACGTTTATCAGACAATGCTTGTATCCCATTTGACCCAGCTAACACAGACTACCAAGCATATTTA